AATCAAGACGCTCATTTGTTGCCTCAAATCAAGCAGGTATTCGAGCAAACTCGTCTTGGTAAGTTCAAAATTAACCTAAAAGCAGGTAAAACTTATGGATTATTGGAGGATTTCTCATGGTAGTGATTGGTCTTGGTAAAGCAGGCTGCTCAATAGCCGAAATGTTTAAATCTTATGATAATTACAAAGTTTTGACCTATGATGGAGGAAAGAATGTACCCCTTAATGAATCTTCAGAAGGATACGAAAATGAATTCCCAAATAAAAAAGAACTTGCAAAGATCAAAGGAGAAACTATCTGGTTTTTTGTTTGCGGTGCAGGAAAGGTTGCTGGGGCGACTCTACGATTACTTGAACAAGTCAGAGAAAACAAAATAAATATTGTTTATATCGTACCTGATGTTTCAATTTCATCAGATTTGTCCAAGAAGCGTAACAAAGTAAGCATGGGGGTGCTTCAAGAATACGCTAGATCTGGTTTATTCGAGGCAATTTATCTTGTTTCTAATAATTCTCTTCAAGAAATCGTTGGAGAAGCCCCATTGGCCTCTTATTATTCAAAAATGAACGAATTAATCTTTAATTGTGTTCATTCAATGAATGTTTTCGCTCATACCGACCCTGTCTTTGGACAATTACATGAGCCAAAGGAAATCTCAAGAATCAGAACCTTCTCATTCTCCGAGACCAATAAAAAAGAAAAAAAGTTATTTTTTCCACTTGACAATGTAACCGAAACATGTTATATTAATAATATCAAAAAGAGCGAGATTGAAAATAATTCAAATCTTATCTCTGAGATAAAAAACAGACTAGATGATGATATTATTTCTTCATTTACTGTTTACCAATCCCCTTATGAGCATTCTTATGCTTATGGGATTCACTACACTCATTTCATTCAGGAGGTATAATGAATAATTACGTAGTTTACACTGGTACCTATACCAAGCAAGACGGAACCAACCGTACAATGCAATTTGTCCGCACTCAGGACCTTCCAACGGATCTATTTGCTCCCTATGAGCGAAATCCTAAGCGAAAAATGCAAGAAGGCTATGAATTAGTCTTTGATGTTCAGCGAATGGGTTTCCGAGCATTTAATTGGAATACCGTTCAAGGTGAAGTTGTTTCGAAAGAACAGAGTATCGACTTCCCAGAATAAGTCTGTGGGGCGTGTTAGCCCCCGAGTTCGGGAGATCTCGTAAAAAATCTCCCCTGTTTAAAAAAAATACAAAAAACACTTGACAAATGAGTCAAAATATGTTATAATTATATATGTTGAAAGTGATATTTGACTTTCAGCGTTAGGGTAGATCCCCACAATGATTAACTAATAAGGAGATAAAATCATGGCTATTGATCTAGACGCAATGCGAGCAAAACTCGAAGAATCAAAGAACGGAGGTAAAAAGAAAGCATCAGACACTAAATGGCGACCTCAACAAGGAGACCAAACTATTCGTATCCTTCCAACAGCAGACGGTGATCCGTTCAAAGAATATTTCTTTCATTACAATGTTGGTAAAAATCCCGGACTTCTATGTCCAAAGAAAAATCATGGCGGCGACTGTCCAATTTGTGACTTTGCTTCCAAGTTGTGGCGTGAAGGCGTTGACAACAATGATGAAGTAGCGAAGAAAGAAGCAAAGCAACTCTTTGCCCGAAATCGTTACTATTCTCCAATCTTGGTCCGAGGCCAAGAAGAAGAAGGAGTTAAAGTATGGGCTTATGGTAAGCAAGCATATCAAACTCTTCTTGGATATGTTCTCGATCCAGACTATGGTGATATTACAGATCCAGATAAAGGCACAGACATTGTCTTGAATTATGATGTTCCCGGAACCCCCGGTACATTTCCAAAGACAACTCTTAAACCTCGTCGTCGTCCCTCCGTTTTATGTGACGATGCGGTAGCAGACTGTGCCGAACTTCTTGACTCGGTCCCTGATTTCTCTTCTTTATTCGAGGAGAAAACAACCCAAGAATTGGAAACTATTTTGAGCGACTATCTCGCTGGCAATTCGAGTGCCTCCGATGATGATAGTGCTGGAGTTGAAAAGTATGCGTCTTCTGGCGACGCAGTTCTAGAAGCAATGCAAAGACTTCAGGGTAAATAACAAAGTCCAGTGAGCAATCGCTCCCCGCAGGGAAGGCATGGGGTTACAGATGTCTTTGTTTTTTCATTGGAGGCCCATAGTGGGAAAAGTTTTAAAAATGGCAAAAGCAGGTAAATTAGATTTGAACTCAATGAAGTCTCTGATCAATAAGACCACGGGTATGAATGTAGCCCACAGTCTTGAAGAAGATAATCCAACGGCAGTAAAGGACTGGATCCCAACCGGTTCTCGTTGGTTAGACTCTATTATCTGCAAAGGCAAGATGGGAGGTATTCCCGTCGGAAAGGTTACTGAGATCGCTGGTCTTTCAGCATCTGGTAAATCCTTTATGGCAACTCAAATCGCTGCCAATGCTCAGAAGAAAGGTATTCAAGTTGTTTATTTTGATGCTGAGTCGGCTATTGACCCTGATTTCCTTACCAGAGCAGGCGTTGATAATAGCGAGTTGCTTTACATTCAGGCAGTTTCTGTTGAGAAAACTCTCAATCAAATCGAGACCCTAATGACCAATTATCCTGAAACTCAGTTTTTATTTATTTGGGACTCAATTGCTGCCACAGCCTCCGAGAAAGATATTGAAGGCGATTTCAATCCACAATCGTCTATGGCTGTCAAGCCTCGTATCTTCTCAAAGGCATTTCCAAAGTTAACGATTCCTCTTGCGGATTCACAATCAACTTTGGTTCTCATCAATCAGCTTAAGCAAAACATTTCTTCAAATGTTGCTGAAATGATGACGACACCTTATATTGCTCCCGGCGGTAAGGCTATTGAGTATTTCTGTTCTCTGCGTATTTGGCTTACAAAGCGTAAATCAAAGGCTTCCTTTGTTGAAAACGAAAAAGGTGTTCGTATTGGCTCCGAGACCAAAATAAAAATTGAGAAATCTCGATTTGGTTCTTATGGTCGAACATGTACCTTCAAAATCTTATGGGGAGACGATGTTGGTATTCAAGACGAGGAGTCATGGCTCGAGGCAATCAAGCTGTCAGGAACCGACAGACTTAAGCGAGCCGGTGCTTGGTATACCATTGTGAGCTCTGATGGTAAAGAATATAAATTCCAAGCCTCTAAGTGGATTGAACAGCTTCAGGATGATGCCTTCCGTGCTGCTGTTTATGATATCATGGACAAAGAAATCATTGAGAAATATGATAACGATGGAAGTGATATTGATATTGGTGAATAGTTTTTTCATCTTTGTACTCCTTTGGCCGCTCCCTTCGGGGAGCGGTTTTTTCTTTACGGAGCATGATTCATTGTTCAAGAACTATTTAGTATAGGAGTTATTATGGCGAAAACACTATGGCCGGCTGGATCAATTGTATGCTTTGAGGGTTTCGAAGATATCCCTTATCGCCTCATTGATCGAGTGGTCGAGAACCATACTAAAATGATTCCGATTATTGATATTTTGACATTAGAAATAGAATGGACAAAATTGGATGAATTGAGATATTTAGATAAACCTGAAACCTATAAGGAGTATTACTATGCAGTCCGCAGAGAAAATTCAAAAACAATACGAAGACCTAAAAGAACTATTATTATCGATAGAGGCGGATCTTCAAAAGAGCTTGGAGAAGGGAAACAAAGCAGCAGGGACGAGAGCCCGAAAAGCACTTCGTGAAGTTAAGAAAGAAGCCGCTGCTATTGTTAAAGCAATGATTGAACTTGAAAAACAAGAATAAAATCAACAAAAATCCTAAAAAACAACGCATGCCCCTTGACAAATGTCTTGGGGCATGTTACATTATATACATCATGGAGGCACAATGAAAATTATAAAATATATTTTTGGAGTTATATCTTATTTATTCTCCGCTGTTTTTGCTCTTGGTTGTTTTGGCGTAATTATGCGTTTGCTTATGCCACAGCCAGTTACAAATACAGGGTTATTCTTGCTTGGCTTATTAATTGAGTTCTGTATCTTGGCCGCACTTTCTGGCGGTCTTTGGAAAGCAGGCGAATATCTAACCGGAAAGGAGGAATAGTGAAACATGATATAATGCTAATTGATGGACTGAACATGTTCATCCGGAGTTACATCGTTAACCCCACGATTGACTCAAAAGGGCGACCGCTCGGAGGATGTATGGGATTCCTCAAATCTCTCCAAAAAGTTGTCCGAATGTTCCAGCCAGACGAAATCGTAATCTGTTGGGACGGACAAGGCGGAAGCCAGCGGCGCAAAGCCCAAAACAAAAACTACAAAGAAGGACGCTCTCCGGTCCGCTTTAACCGAAGAATGTACGAACTATCCCCCGAGGAACAAGAAAAAAATAAAGCATATCAATTTTATAGGTTAGTTGAGTATCTTAATGAAATGCCGGTTATACAAATTATGGTTGATGGAATTGAAGCAGATGATGTGGTCGGTGTTCTCGCAGGATCAGATCATTACAGAGGACGTAGTAAAATCATTGTGTCTTCTGATAAAGACTTCCTCCAACTCTGCAACGAGGAAACCACTCTTTACAGACCGATTCAAGACACAATTGTTACCCAAAATAGCGTTATTTCTGAATTTGGTATTCATCCCAATAATTTTGCCCTTGCTCGAGCAATCGCAGGGGATGCATCGGACAACATTCAAGGCGTTCCTCGTGTTGGGCTTGGCACAGTTAAAAAGCATTTTCCTTTCATGGCTGAGTCAAAAAGTTACAGCAGTCAGGATCTTATTGAGCATTGTCGACAAGTGGGAAAGACTCTCTCTTGTCATAAGAAGATTATCGACAATTCTTCTTTAATTCAGTCTAATTATGGA